CACTGCTCCAGCCGGCAAGCTCATACTTCTTACCATCTTCTGTATCAATTGTTGCCATGCACTGGTAGCTTCCTCTGTGAAGACCATGATTGGTTGTAGCTCTTGTTACTGTATCAAAACCGCCTTTATCGTACTCACCATGTGTATCCTTCTCATTAGATGATGTTACATCTCCTGCGTTATATACGCCCTCGTTAGCCCAGTATTCCTGCCATGTAAGTCCAGCATATACATATGAATACTCATCATCTGCTGCATGTGTATCAGACACAAGAGCTGGAA